CTATGCTGTTTTGATATCTACGATAACCCAGTCTTTACCACGATCATCATTGTATCGGTCGGTCATTTTTCTGGATTTATGGCCTAACAACTTTTGCGTATCCAGACCCTGTTCCCGATATAACCGTTCTGACAGAGATCGCTGCTCATGAAATGTGGGCGCAGTTCCTTGCTCCCATTTTATGCCACATTTTTCCCTGGCCTTTTTAAAAGCCGTTGTCAGAGTATTTGCAGAAACCTGGTCTCCTCTGTTTGCTTGAGAGGTAGTGTGACGGTAATGGACCAGATATTTACTAACAACAGCATCCCTGCACTGAGATATAACTTCACGAAGGGTAATATTCAGAGCATCGCATTTCAGGTTAAGCGGAATAGCAAGTTTTGAACCGGTTTTTTCCTGAGTAATGTGCAACATGTCGTCCCATATATCAGAGAATTTCAAATTGCAGATATCGCCTAAACGTTGTCCAGTAACAAGAGCAAGTAGCATGCCGCATTTTAAATAGGGCTGCCGTCTGCTTACGCTTTCAAATATTGCCTGCCATTCGGGCAGTGACAATCTTTGGCGGTTTACTCGATTTCGCGGTTGTTTTGTTGCCTGCGCTGGGTTAAATCCTGGCGGAACATGTCCTGCGTGTTGTGCTTCTTTGAAGATGTCGATCAACACCATTCTCACGACTTGCGCCATCCTGTTATGACCTTCAGCCTTTACAGCATCAATTATTTCGGCAATATCAAGTGCGGTAATATCCTTGAGGTGTTGCATTCCACAATGCTCACGGAAAAGACGAATGGGTTTGCCTTTTTGCCGATAGGAGTTGGGTCTTAGTTCATTATGTTGCAGCCTGTCCTCCTGGATAGAAATATATTTATCAAGCCATTCTGTCACCGTAATGTCTGAGCGCCTGCCTTTCATTCTTTCCAGACGCTCATTGACGCTTAATATTTGTCTGGTACGTTGTTCAGCAATAATGGTATTTGCTTCAGTAGCAACTTGTTTTGCTTCATTCTCATCAGTTCCTAAGCTATGAAAACGACCGGATAGTGGATGTTTGTATTGCCAATATACCTTTCCGGTTCGCTTATCTAATTTGCAATATAAATTGGGTATAGAGATTTTGTGAGATCGGGGTCTAGCAGCCATCAGCGATTATCCGTTGGAGTTTTGGGTTTGCGTTTATTGGGAGTTGCGGTTCTGCCAGCGTTCCTACAAAACGGGAATTTCGGTCAATCATCCAGTAGCGACCAACTTTTATAGCGGGTGGGGCCATCATTTTCCCTTGCGCGTATTTTTTCAGAACTCGCTCACTTGGTGCTAAGTCCCCAAATTCTTCTTTAGCCCAGTCCTGTAAAGTGATTAGTCGAGACATTTGTCCTCCTCTTAGCTGCTGAGGGAGTTTGTGACCGATATATCTGACATGATATTAAGCTCATGGCAGGTACATCTCTTGACTGGTCATAGAGATAAATTTAATGCTGAGAAATGCAGTATTGAATTTATCAATTTTTCTATTTCCTGCGTATGGCACGTAACTTCTTAATGTGTTCTGCCGTTTCGATCTCTTCTGCTATCCGATCTGCATCAGCTTTATTCACAGGTTCAAAGTCATGATTAAAGCGGAACATGCTGGCGATACATGTTCTGCCTTTTCGGATGTAGTGAACTTTGTTGTGGGTAGAACGCAGGATTTTGCAGGGAGTGCCGTGGTGGTCGACGTACCAGGTGTCAGGAAAAATGATTCTGAACATTTTTACACCTCAGTTGGACGATGTTGAAATTTGCTGCTTTGAGGCCATCACAATCCCCATTGTTTGTTCTTAAGTTCGATCTCCTCCTGGCAACTTGCACAAGTCCGACAACCCTGAACGGCCAGGCGTCTTCGTTCATCTATGGGATCGCCACACTTACAACAATGAGTGGCAGATATAGCCTGGTGGTTCAGACGACGCATTTTTATTGCTGTATTGCGCTGTAATTCTTCGATTTCTGATGCTGAATCAATGATGTCTGCCATCTTCCATTAATCCCTGAATTGTTGGTTAATACGCTTGAGGGTGAATGCGAATAATAAAAAAGGAGCCTGTAGCTCCCTGATGATTTTGCTTTTCATGTTCATCGCTCCTTAAAGAAGCCGTTTAACATGCCGATCGCCAGGCTTAAATGAGTCGGTGTGAATCCCATCAGCGTTACCGTTTCGCGGTGCTTCTTCAGTACGCTACGGCAAATGTCATCGACGTTTTTATCCGGAAACTGCTGTCTGGCTTTTTTGATTTCAGAATTAGCCTGACGGGCAATGCTGCGAAGGGCGTTTTCCTGCTGAGGTGTCATTGAACAAGTCCCATGTCGGCAAGCATAAGCACACAGAATATGAAGCCCGCTGCCAGAAAAATGCATTCAGTGGTTGTCATACCTGGTCTCTCTCATCTGCTTCTGCTTTCGCCACCATCATTTCCAGCTTTTGTGAAAGGGATGCGGCTAACGTATGAAATTCTTCGTCTGTTTCTACTGGTATTGGCACAAACCTGACTCCAATTTGAGCGAGGCTATGTGCCATCTCGATACTCGTTCTTAACTCAACGGGAGATGCTTTATGCATACAGCCCCCCGTTTATTATTTATCTTCTCAGCCAGCCGCTGTGCTTTCAGTGGATTTCTGATAACAGAAAGGCCGGGAAATACCCAGCCTCGCTTTGTAATGGAGTAGACGAAAGTGATCGCGCCTACCCGGATATTATCGTGAGGATGCGTCATCGCCATTGCTCCCCAAATACAAAACCAATTTCAGCCAGTGCCTCGTCCATTTTTTCGATGAACTCCGGCACCATCTCGTCAAAACTCGCTATGTACTTTTCATCCCGCTCAATCACGACATAATGCAGGCCTTCACGCTTCATGCGCGGGTCATAGTTGGCAAAGTACCAGGCATCTTTTCGCGTCACCCACATGCTGTACTGCACCTGGGCCATGTAAGCCGATTTTATTGCCTCAAAACCACCGAGCCGGAATTTCATGAAATCCCGGGAGGTAAACGGGCATTTCAGTTCAAGGCCGTTGCCGTCACTGCATAAACCATCTGGAGAGCAGGCGGTGCGCATACTTTCGTCGCGATAGATGATCGGGGATTCAGTAACATTCACGCCGGAAGTGAATTCAAACAGGGTTCTGGCGTCGTTCTCGTACTGTTTTCCCCAGGCCAGCGCCTTAGCATTAACTTCCGGAGCCACACCGGTGCAAACCTCAGCCAGCAGGGTGTGGAAGTAGGACATTTTCATGTCAGGCCACTTCTTTCCTGAGCGGGGCTTTGCTATCACGTTGTGAACTTCTGAAGCGGTGATGACGCCGAGCCGTAATTTGTGCCATGCATCATCCCCCTGTTCGACAGCTCTCACGTCGATCCCGGTACGCTGCAGGATAATGTCCGGTGTCATGCTGCCACCTTCTGCTCAGTGGCTTTCTGTTTCAGGAATCCAAGAGCTTTCACTGCTTCGGCCTGTGTCAGTTCTGACGATGCGCGAATGTCGCGGCGAAATATCTGGGAACAGAGCGGCAATAAGTCGTCATCCCATGTTTTATCCAGGGCGATCAGCAGAGTGTTAATCTCCTGCATGGTTTCATCGTTAACCGGAGTGATGTCGCGTTCCGGCTGACGTTCTGCAGTGTATGCAGTATTTTCGACAATGCGCTCGGCTTCATCCTTGTCATAGATACCAGCAAATCCGAAGGCCAGACGGGCACACTGAATCATGGCTTTATGCCGTAACATCCGTTTGGGATGCGACTGCCACGGCCCCGTGATTTCTCTGCCTTCGCGAGTTTTGAATGGTTCGCGGCGGCATTCATCCATCCATTCGGTAACGCAGATCGGATGATTACGGTCCTTGCGGTAAATCCGGCATGTACAGGATTCATTGTCCTGCTCAAAGTCCATGCCATCAAACTGCTGGTTTTCATTGATGATGCGGGACCAGCCATCAACGCCCACCACCGGAACGATGCCGTTCTGCTTATCAGGGAAGGCGTAAATTTCTTTCGTCCACGGATTAAGGCCGTACTGGTTGGCGACGATCAACAATGCGATGAACTGCGCATCGCTGGCATCACCTTTAAATGCCGTCTGGCGAAGAGTGGTGATCAGTTCCTGTGGGTCGACAGAATCCATGCCGACACGTTCAGCCAGCTTCCCAGCCAGCGTTGCGAGTGCTGTACTCATCCGTTTTATACCTCTGAATCAATATCAACCTGGTGGTGAGCAATGGTTTCAACCATGTACCGGATGTGTTCTGCCATGCGCTCCTGAAACTCAACATCGTCATCAAATGCACGAGTAATGGCTTTTTTGCTGGCCCCGCAGCGTTGTAAATGATCGATGCAGAGCGATTCAAACAAATGCTGGGGCAGACCCTTTTCCAGGTCGTCTGCCAGTTCTGCCTCTTTCTCTTCACGGGCGATCTGCTGGTAGTGACGCACCCAGCTCTGAGCCTCAAGACGATCCTGAATGTAATAAGCGTTCATGGCTGAACTCCTGAAAATGGCTGTGAAAATATCGCCCGCGAAATGCCAGGCTGATTAGAAAAACAGGAAAGGGGATTAGTGATTCAGGCCGTTGCCGCGTCCGTCGAGAAAAACTTCCACGAGCAAGTCACGGGTATAAGTGCGCTCGATGCCGCGATGCAGATAAAGCCGTCCGCGTAAATTAGCTGATGCAGTCCAGGTACCATCTTTGTGTTTGACCAGCATTCCTGGCATGACCGCACCGCGATTAACGGTCTGCGTTCCGTAATGTTGATGAACCATAAAAACTCCTGCCCGTAAGCTGGGCTGCTGAACAAATGAGGGGTTGCGCAGTATCTGGCGGTGGATGGCCGCCGGTTGTCATAACTAAGCCGCCTTGTTGAAGCGACTGAGGTATGAGGTGTTGAGTTGATTTCAGCTGGTCACACCGACGTTCACGCGTCCGTTTCACCCCTCGCACTCCCCGGAGCCTGCTGAAATTCAAGCTGCGGATCTAAGCGGTCATCGCAACGGTGAATCAGGTGGTTGCCGTATCGTTGTGTTGTTGCGATGAACTTATTTAAAACTATAGTTGTTTTATCGTCAACAACAAAAGTTGTTTTATTGGTTGTTTTAGATATAACTGGTTGTATTTAGGATGGATTTATTTTGTGACTTGAATCGCATAGCGATAACTGAAGCGAGGTTATGGTGGTTTTTTTAACGGTGTGTGATGAGGGGAGGGCAAAAGAAAACCCGGCACGGTGACCGGGATTCTTACGCCGTTAGGTAAAGATATTATTGCGGTGGCTTAATATTACTACCTAGAGCAAAGATAGGAATTAGTTCTTTACTGAATGAGCACAATGCCCAGTTGATAATTTTTAATTGGTACTACCCATGCTTCCTATATGTCTGCGGCATGCTCCCAATAACCTTACCGAAGATGAACACCCGGTTCATCTCGTCTTTCTCGATCGGGTCCCACGGTGAGTAGCTTTTGTTATCAGAGATGACCAGCAGCTTATCCTTCATCATTTGCAGGCGCTTTACATGGGCTGTGTCGTCGTACAGAAACGCATAGATACCATCACCGTCGAAAGATTTAACAGTGATATCAACGAACAGCAGATCACCTGGTTCGATCGTTCCTGACATGCTGTCACCACGCACGTTAATGATGCGGATATTTTCCGCCTTCCTACCATCGAACATGTGACGAGCATCGTCAAACGAGTACTCAACCGAGCGTAGAACTTCTACAAACTCACGGTTGATGACTCCCGGCCCAGCACTGACTTCTATATCAAGAACGTCAATCTTGAAGTATTTGGAATGGCTGACAGTTGATTGTATTGGTTGCACTGTACTGTCTGACATATTTCCAATGCCAGAAGATAACCATTCTGCGCGCACACCCAAAGCGTTCGCGATCTCCACGATTTTAGTTGTTTGGTTAGCTTTCCCTGTTTCGATTTTCTGAATAGCAGCCTGGCTAACCCCAACCAAATCCCCAAGTGCCTTTTGTGTAAGGCCTCGCGCTAATCTGGCTTCTTTAAGTCTTTCTGAGAGTGTTGTTTTCATAGACCAAATGTACAACCAAGGTTTTATTTCATCAAACGAAAATGGTTGTTGACTAAAAACAACCATAGTTTTAATCTTGGTTCAGATTAACCACGGAGGTTGTTATGAACCCAGCAATCAAAACAGCGATCAATATAGTTGGTTCACAAAAGAAACTGGGCGATGCCTGCGAAGTTTCACAGCAGGCCGTCTATAAGTGGCTTCACAACAAAGCAAAGGTATCCCCTGAACATGTCGGCAGCATTGTTACGGCTACTGGTGGAGTTGTGAAGGCGTACCAGATTCGCCCGGATCTTCCGAAGTTGTTTCCACACACCGAAAAGAACGCAGCTTAAATTTCCATTTCACTCTCTTTAACAATAAGCAATCAACTTAACAGACTAATTAACAGTCAATTCAAACTAAAGGAATCAATTATGCAACCAATTACATACCAACAGACTAGCGGATTTACCCCGACTGCGGTGATAAATCGTTCTCAAACAAAACAGGCGCCAGGCCACGAAAAAATCCGTGATGCCGTTCGCGCCTGGTCGGCTGCAGATAATCAGGATGTTGTTGCCGCACTCATTGTGAATGAGTATCGGGAGCTGGGCGGCGGCACCATCGATTTCCCTGATGATGTCAGCCGTGCACGCCAGAAGTTGTTCCGCTTCCTCGATAACAAATTCGATTCTGAAAAATACCGAAATAACGTGCGTGAACTGACCCCGGCAATTCTGGCGGTACTACCGCTGGAATATCGCGGCCACCTGGTTGAGCAGGATAGCTTCATGGCTCGGCTGGTTGAAATGGAAAAGGAACTCAGTGAGGCAAAGCAGGCGGTCATTCTCAACGCACCACGCCACCAGAAACTGAAGGAAATGAGTGAAGGTATTGTGTCGATGTTTCGCGTGGACCCGGATCTGGCTGGTCCATTAATGGCGATGGTTACCACCATGCTGGGGGCAATATGACAGGTTCAGAAATGGCGAAAGTCGGTCTGCGGGAACAGAACCGACTTTCAGGTGCAAATCGTAACGCACTCATTACGGGAGGAATTATGGCAAACACTGCTGAGATATTCAATTTTCCAGTGCCGGATGTGGCACAAAAGGAGCCGCGCGTGGCAGATCTCGATGATGGTTATACGCGCATTGCAAATGAGTTGCTGGAAGTTGTAATGCTGGCCGGATTAACACAGCACCAGCTTCTGGTCTTCCTGGCTGTCATGCGCAAAACATATGGCTTTAATAAAAAACTGGATTGGGTGAGCAACGAGCAACTTTCCGAGTTAACCGGGATATTGCCGCACAAGTGTTCTGCTGCAAAAAGTGTTCTGGTAAAGCGTGGGATTTTAATTCAGAGCGGGCGGAATATCGGCATCAATAATGTGGTCAGTGAATGGTCAACATTACCCGAATCAGGTAAGAAAAATAAAGTTTACCTGAAAGAGGTAAATTTACCTGAATCAGGTAAGAAAAGTTTACCTAAATCAGGTAAACGCCTTTACCCGAATCAGGTAAACACAAAAGACAAACTAACAAAAGACAATATAAAACCTTTTTCGTCAGAGAATTCTGGCGAATCCTCTGACCAGCCAGAAAACGATCTTCCTGTGGTGAAACCGGATGCTGCAATTCAGAGCGGCAGCAAGTGGGGGACAGCAGAAGACCTGACCGCCGCAGAGTGGATGTTTGACATGGTGAAGACCATCGCGCCATCAGCCAGAAAACCGAATTTTGCAGGGTGGGCTAACGATATCCGCCTGATGCGTGAACGTGACGGACGTAACCACCGCGACATGTGTGTACTGTTCCGCTGGGCATGCCAGGACAACTTCTGGTCCGGTAACGTGCTGAGTCCGGCCAAACTCCGCGACAAGTGGACCCAGCTCGAAATCAACCGAAACAAGCAACAGGCTGGCGTGACAGCCGGCAAACCAAAACTCGACCTGACGAACACTGACTGGATTTACGGGGTGGAGCTATGAAAAACATCGCCGCACAGATGGTTAACTTTGACCGTGAGCAGATGCGCCGGATCGCCAACAACATGCCGGAACAGTACGACGAAAAGCCGCAGGTACAACAGGTAGCGCAGATCATCAATGGTGTGTTCAGCCAGTTACTGGCAACTTTCCCGGCGAGCCTGGCTAACCGGGACCAGAACGAACTGAACGAAATCCGCCGCCAGTGGGTGCTGGCTTTCCGGGAAAACGGGATCACCACAATGGAACAGGTTAACGCAGGAATGCGCGTAGCCCGTCGGCAGAATCGACCATTCCTGCCATCACCCGGGCAGTTTGTTGCCTGGTGCCGGGAAGAAGCATCCGTTAACGCCGGGCTGCCAAACGTCAGCGAGCTGGTTGATATGGTCTATGAGTATTGTCGGAAGCGTGGCCTGTATCCGGATGCAGAGTCTTATCCGTGGAAATCAAACGCGCACTACTGGCTGGTTACCAACCTGTACCAGAACATGCGGGCCAATGCGCTTACTGATGCGGAATTACGGCGCAAGGCTGCCGATGAACTGACTTGTATGACCGCGCGAATTAACCGTGGTGAGGCGATACCTGAACCAGTAAAACAACTTCCTGTCATGGGCGGTAGACCTCTAAATCGTGCACAGGCTCTGGCGAAGATCGCAGAAATCAAAGCGAAGTTCGGACTGAAAGGAGCAACTGTATGACGGGCAAAGAGGTAATTATTCATTATCTGGAGACGCACAAGAGCTTCTGTGCGCAGGACGTTGCTGCGGCAACAGGTGTGACAGTAACCTGCATAAATCAGGCAGCAGCTAAAATGGCGCGGGCAGGAATCCTGGTCATTGATGGTAAGGTCTGGCGAACGGTGTATTACCGGTTCGCTACCAGAGAAGAACGGGAAGGAAAGGTGAGCACGAACCTGATTTTTAAGGAGTGTCGCCAGAGTGCCGCGATGAAGCGGGTGTTGGCGGTATATGGGTGATTAGTTATTACTTGATTTGATGGTTATCTCGAAAACATCCAATCAAATTTAATGGTTTGCTTTGTGCGGGGAACTATAACAATGTTTCTAGCTTGGTGCTGTATGAATTAGTGAATTAGTAGGGAATATATCCACACATTGATTAACACAAAAATATTTTAGATATTAAATGTAACTCAAAGGATGAGTAATAATGGTTGTGTAGCGTATAACAGGATGCTGAGGTAGTATTAAACAATGAATAAATCTGATTGACAAGCACCAGATAATACTGCGGGTCAATCATTAGACATGAACGCCACTAGTTACTGAGAGTAACTAATGGCGTTGTGTTTATAGTTAAGATGTTTTTTAAAACATCAGGGGGGCTCTACTTGTCTTTTTTAATATGATCAATCTCATCATTAAGACATTTATCTATTTTTTTTATTAACACATTAATTTCTTCGGTGTTTTGGAGTTGAGTTGTCTTAGAAACAAAAACTCGAATAAAGAATTTAACATAGTGATAGGGTTGAAGTACATCGTTATACTTACATAAATCATTTATTGTATACTTGCCGCCTGTTTCTTTTTTTATTATTTTAGCTTGACTTGTATCGATATCTTTAAAGTTATCTTCAATCTGAAAATCAAGAACCCATTCATCTCCTTTTAAATTATCCTCAATGATTTTGTTGATTTTCTTAGATATATTTTGTTTATATTCTTTGTATCTGTTGTCGGAAATGTTAACATTAGAAAACGTGTGTTTTTTTTCATATATTTTTTTCCAAACATTTCTATCAACAATATCTTGAATTATAGCTTGAGAATTTTTATCTAATGTGTTTTTAAGAGTGTTTTCTAAAAACGTTTTGTCTGGGTTTTCACGATAAAAGTGTTTGATGGACTCAATGAGAGTGTTTTTAGATTTTAAATAGACAACATCATCAGTTTTTTTTCTAGAACACGCTTTGTTAAGCATCGCAGATAGTGCACGATTGGTCTTATGAAAATAAACTTGACTATAAAGCCCACTTCTTGCATTGGCAAATTCTAGTATTGAATCCATACCACTTTCTTTATATGCCAGGTAAACACTATTTTCAACTTTCACAGGAATAAATGACATTAATAATCGTCCATAATCATAAATCCCATATTTAACGCCGGAGAAGTAGCTATCTCTAAGTAGGTAGTCCATTCTGTCCGCATCTATAGGTGAAGATGATATGATTGAACCTAATAAAGGATATACATTTACTCCCTCAATGTTATTTTTAAAATCATATCTTTTATCAACAATTTTTATAATGCTTTCTGGATTAATAGCCGCTATGTTTTCTTTATAGACATCGTCGTCATTTGATTTATCTTGGGCTTCATTTTTTAATTCTTCAATAATTTCTTTAATAAAAATACATGATACTTGTTCGTGGGTTAACTTGTCATTATCACTTAAAGATATAATCTTATCGTATTGTTTATTTCCTTCAGTTTTGCATTTTTCTTTGAAATCTTTTACGGATATTGCAAAACTATCGAATTGGTGGGCAAGTGGGCCATGCCCAACATCGTGTAACAATGCTGCAATACGTAACTCCTGTATAAGACTTGAAGGCATTTTTTTTATATCTAAATATAGATCAATGCCCATATTTTTTCGATTGTAAATTAGTGCATTTAAATCAATATTTTTTAATATTTCATACGATAAATGCATTACACCGACAGAGTGTTCAAAGCGAGAGTGCATTGCAGAAGGAAATACTTTATATAGAAACGTGTTCTGCCTGATATCTCGTAGTCGTTGGAATAAAGGATGGTCAATTATCTTTTTTTCTAGCTTAGTTATTCGAATCACTCCATGTATGGGATCTAAAAACTTCCCCAGAAGTAAGTCTTCAAAGTTCTCAAGTTTGTTTTTGTTTGTCATGAGGCTTTCCTTTTGCTGTAGTTATAATACGAAATTTAAATAGTAATGATGTTTATAGTTTCAATGTGTTATCTAATGGTTAACACATTGTGATGTAGCATATCAATATGGATTCATATGTTCAATTGGTCTGTGGAGTTTAGTTATGAATAAGATTGATTCTGGTAATACTTTGTAGTTTAAGCTAGAGGCGGGATTCGTGATGTTCAAATCAGTATGTAATGGAGGTTGTGCATTAGTACTTGCTGCTGGAAATTAAAAATAAAGTTGCAAGTAATCGACGTTTTCCGAGAGGAGGATGTAAGCATCGCTGACCAAAAAGTATCAACGATGCCTGTTTTGTTTTAACTACAAATTAATTAAATTACATCTGCAAACTCTGGGATTTTTCGCTCAAGTATGATTGATGAGTTGCTGTTGTCGCTTTTTTTATTTTCATGATTACGAATAGCCAATGACTCATTAAAGTCTTTTGCGACTGCTGTCTCAATAAATTCAATTTCTGAATCAGAGTGTTTTTTAACAGCTTCTTTGATCTCATCCAGAGTAACATAGAAAAACTCTTTTCTACGATTTACAAGATTGACTCTCTTTTTATCGAAGACATCATGTAGTTTTTTTTCTAATGATGGAGCGTCCTCCGAATAAATCATGGCATGCACATCAAAAATAAAAGGAACAGATGCATCACCAAGCTCATTTACACGGTCTTGTGGATCAAGACGTCGTGTCATGCCTATTTTATAAACATTCTCCCCAAAAGAACCTATGTTCGAAATAATATAAACATGACCTTGTTTGGTTTGTTGTGCCATGGATAATGCTCTTTGATGCTTTGATTCAGCCTGCGACAAACTCTGTTCTAGTTCGGCAATGCGATTTTCGAGGCGCTGCTTCATGTCACCAGTAACTTTTTCCATTTCCTTTCTTGCAGCTTCAATTGCTTTTTTATAACGGCGCTCTTCTGCCTCTGCGTCTTGCATGGCCTTTTCTATTTCTCGTTGTGCACGCTCCTCCTCTCTCATTTGTGCCCTTATTTCTGCCTGTTCTTCTTTTTCTTTCTGTTTTTGCTCACGATATTCATGGGTAAGCCACAACTCCTCAAGTTTTTTATTAAGGTATTTAGTATTTATATATATGTGATTTTGCTCGTTTAGTTTATTTATGTCCTCAAATGCCTTTGTGATGCGTTCTTCCATTTTAGTGATATTTTTCCACGTGCAATTACTAATTGCAGCATCACATTCATTATTAAATGCTCTAGTAGTTAGCCTAATATTTCTGTCTGTCATTTTTTTACCCTCTGCTCGAGAGCCTTCAACAGTCCATTGGGTTGTGCAATATACTGCACCAGAGTGGGTTTTATCCCGCAGCATTAATTTCTGTTCATCCCTGATGGATTTTATTTTGTTTTTAAATTGCTCTGAATCTTCAAAATTAAAATGAGGTTCGTAAAATCCTAGTTCGGCTAGTTCAACATCTTCTGAATAAATAGAAATTTGCTTTACTAGCTTATCATATATTTCTTTCTTCTCTTTATAAGTTCTTCTTAGTTCTTGGATTTGTTTATTGATACCATCCATTTTTTCAATGGTGTTTGTTAGTTCATTATTGGCATTTTCTTTTACTTTTTGGGACTCTTCTTTTATAATGGAGCATTCTTGCTCTGTTTTCTCAATAAGCTTCTTACATTCCTCTTCCACATTAAAATAATCTGCAAAGCGAGATTTGTATTCTTCATTTTTTTGATTGCTATCACTTAATTCTAATTGTATTTTTTTGATGCGTTTGATTGCAGCTATATATAGAACAAGAACAACCAATAAAAATATGATTGCAAGTAATAGTGGAGTTTGAGTCATTCGTGCTATTCCTTACGGACAATTTAAGACGTTTTGTATTAAATCCTGTTCAATGTGTATGCGGGTGATTGCTACCGCTTACAATCTTCATAATTATCAGTTAGATAGACTCGCTAGTAAATAATTTCATTTTTTGCAATATTCTTATTGAATATTTCAATTTATGAAATGAGCTCTTTATCCTTTCAAGGCGAAAGGTTTCTTCTTCGGAAATATTTGCTCTCGTGTGACGTATAAAGGCCTTTGATTTTTAAAAAACAGTAGGAAATAATATAGTTACTGTCGGCCTGAACACCCGGCGGTGGGGTTGCGCTAAACGGGGACGTTTATGCGCACATACAATCTAAACTCTCTTCTCCCTTCACAGATGCAGAAATGCACCTGCGATTTTTTGCATCCAACGTTTGACCTCTGCGGAGGTGAAGCGTGAACCTACCACAAGATGGCATCAAATTACATCGTGGCAACTTCACCGCTATCGGCCAGCAGATCCAGCCTTATCTGGAGGACGGAAAATGCTTTCGCATGGTGCTTAAACCGTGGCGTGAGAAACGCAGTCTTTCCCAGAATGCACTCAGCCACATGTGGTACAGCGAAATCAGTGAATACCTTATCAGCAGGGGGAAATCGTTCGCTACCGCAGCATGGGTAAAAGAAGCTCTCAAACACACATACCTCGGTTATGAAACCAAAGAACTGGTTGATGTCGTAACCGGTGAAATCACCACTATCCAGTCGTTACGCCATACCTCCGATCTTGATGCCGGAGAGATGTATGTCTTCCTGTGTAAGGTTGAAGCCTGGGCGATGAATATTGGCTGCCACCTGACTATTCCGCAGAGCTGCGAGTTCCAGCTGCTGCGCGACAAGCAGGAGGCGTAATGGCTACACCGCTTATTCGTGTCATGAACGGACACATCTACAGAGTACCAAATCGTCGTAAGCGTAAACCTGAGCTGAAGCCATCCGAAATACCAACACTGCTCGGATATACCGCCAGCCTGGTTGATAAAAAATGGTTGCGACTGGCAGCAAGGAGGAATCATGGCTGATTTGAGAAAAGCAGCGCGTGGTCGGGAATGCCAGGTAAGAATCACTGGCGTATGTAATGGCAACCCTGAAACGTCTGTACTGGCACATATCCGGCTGGCTGGATTGTGCGGCACCGGTATTAAACCGCCAGACCTTATTGCCACCATTGCATGTTCTGCCTGTCACGACGAAATCGACCGCCGCACATATTTTGTCGATGCTGAGTATGCAAAAGAATGCGCGCTGGAAGGTATGGCGAGAACGCAGGTTATCTGGCTGAAAGAGGGGGTTATTAAGGCGTGAATACCTACAGCATCACATTACCCTGGCCTCCGAGCAATAACCGCTATTACCGCCATAATCGCGGGCGCACACACATCAGCGCAGAACGGCAGGCATACCGCGATAACGTCACCCGAATCATTAAAAACGCAATGCTGGATATCGGCCTGGCTATGCCAGTGAAAATCCATATTGAGTGCCACATGCCGGATCGCCGTCGCCGTGACCTGGATAATCTGCAAAAAGCCGCTTTTGACGCACTCACCAAAGCAGGTTTCTGGCTGGATGATGCTCAGGTCGTTGATTACCGCGTTGTGAAGATGCCTGTTACCAAAGGTGGGAGGCTGGAACTGACCATCACCGAAATGGGGAATGAATGATGTTTGAGTTTTATATGGCAGAACTTCTTCGCCACCGCTGGGGGCATCTGCGCTTATATCGTTTCCCCGGTTCTGTTTTGACCGATTACCGAATACTGAAGAATTACGCCAAAACCCTGACAGGAGCAGGAGTATGAAGTCAGAGATAACAATCAACTAATACTGTTTTGTTGATTTTTGCTTGTAATTGGCGTTCTGGTCTGATTTTTGTGGAGTAAGTTGATGCGTGATATTCAGATGGTTCTTGAGCGTTGGGGAGCGTGGGCGGCTAATAATCATGAAGATGTGACCTGGTCGTCCATTGCCGCCGGTTTTAAGGGATTAATTACTTCAAAAGTAAAATCTCGCCCGCAATGTTGTGACGATGACGCGATGATTATTTGCGGGTGCATGGCCCGTCTGAAAAAGAACAACAGCGATTTGCACGATTTATTAGTAGATTATTATGTAGTCGGTATGACATTCATGTCACTGGCAGGTAAGCATTGCTGCTCTGATGGTTATATCGGGAAAAGGTTACAGAAGGCTGAGGGCATAATTGAAGGGATGTTAATGGCATTAGATATCCGGTTAGAGATGGATATCGTTGTTAATAACTCTAATTAATATGCCAATTGTTTACTAAAAATTATTAAAAATGGGGCGTTGCAACGCCCCCAAAAATAAAGGGTAATATATAACAGAAGGTTTATATAGTTAGAAGCAAGGTTGTGCTCCTAAAGGAAGTGGCTTGAGGGAGCCACTTATATGTTGGGGAGGCAAAGCCTCCCGCAACATATCTTTTAGTAATCAAATTAGAACTGGTAAACCATACCTACAGCAACGATATCATCGGTAGCAACGCCAGATGCTTTCGTGAAATCGCTCTTATCAATCAGGTTGATTTTGTAATCAACAAAAGTGGACATATTTTTGTTGAAGTAATAGGTTGCACCTACATCAATATATTCAACCAGGTCCTGATCACCCCACGCACCCAAGTCTTTTCCTTTAGATTGCAGGTAAGCAACGGACGGACGCAGACCGAAGTCGAACTGATATTGTGCAACTACTTCGAAGTTTTGTGCTTTGTTGGCAATATGGTTATTACCAAAAACAGTCATGTTCTGGGTTTCAGAATAGGTGGTAGCCAGATAGATGTTGTTCGCATCATATTTCAGACCAGCTGCCCATACTTCAGCATTTTGACCAGATGCATTCAGGCTGTTGTTACCGTAGATAACCTGATTATTAGTGCGGTCAGATTTAGCATAGGTTGCACCTACACCGAATCCTTCATACTCATAAGTAGTGGAGAAACCGAAACCATCACCATTAGCTTCAGTTACGTCAGTGCGGTCATTTTTACCCTGATACTGAGCAGCAAAGTTCAGACCATCAACCAGACCAAAGAAGTCGTTGTTACGATAGGTTGCAACACCAGTGGTACGACCAGTCATGAACACATCTGTTTGGGTCCAGGTATCGCCACCGAATTCTGGCAGAACGTCAGTCCACGCACCGATGTCGTATGCTACACCGTAGTTACGGCCGTAATCGATTGAGCCGTAGTCACCGAATTTCAGGCCTGCAAATGCAAGACGGGTTTTGTCTTTGGAGGAACCTTGAGATTCAGCGCGGTTGCCTTTGAATTCATATTCCCACTGACCGAAACCAGTCAGCTGATCGTTGATTTGGGTTTCACCTTTGAAGCCAAGACGGGCATAAGTAGTATCACCATCATCTGCATCATTAGAGGAGAAGTAGTGCTTAGCATTAACTTTCCCATACAGATCCAGCTTGTTACTGTCTTTATTATAAATTTCAGCTGCCTGAGCAGACATCGCCATCAGTACTGATGCAGCTACAGCAGAAATTGCCACTGTTAATTTTTTCATCGTGAGCCCTTTTTTTTGAACTATTATTAAAAAATGATGTCACTGCGCGATAAATATTCATCTAATCAATGTGATTATTTCAAGATGTAAGTTTTGGTTTCTCGTTTGATTTGTGAAGTAGATCTCTATTTTTATCTGAACTTTTTTCTATCGAATCCTATTTATAGCTCGTGGCTGAATAAAAATAAATCTATTAGCCAATTTATATTAACGGCTGTTATTTATAAGTGATCTATAATTTGAAGGTTCAATTTAAATCGGATAAAAATAACACTGTAAATTATTTGTTGGTTATTTGTTGAGATTTGCTTATGTATTTGTAGTGGTGTTTTCAATACTCGGTAGCATTCTCGCAAATATCATTTAGTGGTTTACGTACGTAAAAAATTGGTTATGCTGTTAAGAGTGGTTACTTCGTCACACAGCTTAAACCCGCCGTCGAGCGGGTTTTTCCATTTTTTGAGTCTCGATATTAGCTGATAACCCAATACCTGAGTTATTCACTGACTCCGAGTCTGTTACGTTTCGTAGTATTCCCTCAATTTACACCCGCTTTGTCTGCGAGGTGGGGTTATGAAATCCATGGATAAGTTAACAACGGGTGTCGCCTATGGCACCTCAGCAGGTAGTGCCGGGTACTGGTTTTTACAGCTGCTAGATAAAGTCACGCCCTCACAGTGGGCGGCAATTGGAGTGCTGGGTAGCCTGGTATTTGGCCTGCTGACGTACCTGACAAACCTTTATTTCAAGATTAAAGAAGATAAGCGTAAGGCTGCGAGAGGTGAATAATGTCGCCATCATTACGCAAGGCTGTAGCAGCTGCTATTGGTGGTGGGGCTGTTGCCATAGCGTCTGTGCTCATCACTGGTCCGAGTGGTGATGATGGTCTGGAAGGTGTCAGCTACATACCATATAAAGATATTGTTGGTGTATGGACTGTATGTCACGGGCATACAGGAAAAGACATCATGCTCGGTAAAACGTATACCAAAGCAGAATGCAAAGCACTCTTGAATAAAGACCTTGCCACTGTCGCCAGACAAATTAACCCGTACATCAAAGTCGATATACCGGAAACAACGCGCGGCGCTCTTTACTCATTCGTTTACAACGTGGGTGCTGGCAATTTCAGAACATCGACGCTTCTTCGCAAAATAAACCAGGGCGATATCAAAGGCGCATGTGATCAGCTACGTCGCTGGACATATGCTGGCGGTAAGCAATGGAAAGGTCTCATGACTCGTCGTGAGATTGAGCGTGAAATCTGTTTGTGGGGTCAGCAATGAACAGAGTAACCGCGATTATCTCCGCTCTGGTTATCTGCATCATCGTCTGCCTGTCATGGGCTGTTAATCATTACCGTGATAACGCCATTACCTACAAAGCCCAGCGCGACAAAAATGCCAGAGAACTGAAGCTGGCGAACGCGGCAATTACTGACATGCAGATGCGTCAGCGTGATGTTGCTGCGCTCGATGCAAAATACACGAAGGAGTTAGCTGATGCTAAAGCTGAAAATGATGCTCTGCGTGATGATGTTGCCGCTGGTCGTCGTCGGTTGCACATCAAAGCAGTCTGTCAGTCAGTGCGTGAAGCCACCACCGCCTCCGGCGTGGATAATGCAGCCTCCCCCCGACTGGCAGACACCGCTGAACGGGATTATTTCACCCTCAGAGAGAGGCTGATCACTATGCAAAAACAACTGGAAGGAACCCAGAAGTATATTAATGAGCAGTGCAGATAGAGTTGCCCATATCGATGGGCAACTCATGCAATTATTGTGAGCAATACACACGCGCTTCCAGCGGAGTATAAATGCCTAAAGTAATAAAACCGAGCAATCCATTTACGAATGTTTGCTGGGTTTCTGTTTTAACAACATTTTCTGCGCCGCCACAAATTTTGGCTGCATCGACAGTTTTCTTCTGCCCAATTCCAGAAACGAAGAAATGATGGGTGATGGTTTCCTTTGGTGCTACTGCTGCCGGTTTGTTTTGAACAGTAAACGTCTGTTGAGCACATCCTGTAATAAGCAGGGCCAGCGCAGTAGCGAGTAGCATTTTTTTCATGGTGTTATTCCCGATGCTTTTTGAAGTTCGCAGAATCGTATGTGTAGAAAATTAAACAAACCCTAAACAATGAGTTGAAATTTCATATTGTTAATATTTATTAATGTATGTCAGGTGCGATGAATCGTCATTGTATTCCCGGATTAACTATGTCCACAGCCCTGACGGGGAACTTCTCTGCGGGAGTGTCCGGGAATAATTAAAAACGATGCACACAGGGTTTAGCGCGTACACGTATTGCATTATGCCAACGCCCCGGTGCTGACACGGAAGAAACCGGACGTTATGATTTAGCGTGGAAAGATTTGTGTAGTGTTCTGAATGCTCTCAGTAAATAGTAATGAATTATCAAAGGTATAGTAATATCTTTTATGTTCATGGATATTTGTAACCCATCGGAAAACTCCTGCTTTAGCAAGATTTTCCCTGTATTGCTGAAATGTGATTTCTCTTGATTTCAACCTATCATAGGACGTTTCTATAAGATGCGTGTTTCTTGAGAATTTAACATTTACAACCTTTTTAAGTCCTTTTATTAACACAGTGTTATCGTTTTCTAACACGATGTGAATATTATCTGTGGCTAGATAGTAAATATAATGTGAGACGTTGTGACGTTTTAGTTCAGAATAAAACAATTCACAGTTTAAATCTTTTCGCACTTGATCGAATATTTCTTTAAAAATGGCAACCTGAGCCATTGGTAAAACCTTCCATGTGATACGAGGGCGCGTAGTTTGCATTATCGTTTTTATCGTTTCAATCTGGTCTGACCTCTTTGTGTTTTGTTGATGATTTATGTCAAATATTAGGAATGTTTTCACTTAATAGTATTGGTTGCGTAACAAAGTGCGGTCCTGCTGGCATTCTGGAGGGAAATACAACCGACAGATGTATGTAAGGCCAACGTGCTCAAATCTTCATACAGAAAGATTTGAAGTAATATTTTAACCGCTAGATGAAGAGCAAGCGCATGGAGCGACAAAATGAATAAAGAACAATCTGCTGATGATCCCTCCGTGGATCTGATTCGTGTAAAAAATATGCTTAATAGCACCATTTCTATGAGTTACCCTGATGTTGTAATTGCATGTATAGAACATAAGGTGTCTCTGGAAGCATTCAGAGCAATTGAGGCAGCGTTGGTGAAGCACGATAATAATATGAAGGATTATTCCCTGGTGGTTGACTGATCACCATAACTGCTAATCATTCAAACTATTTAGCCTGTGACAGAGCCAACACGCAGTCTGTCACTGTCAGGAAAGTGGTAAAACTGCAACTCAATTACTGCAATGCCCTCGTAATTAAGTGAATTTACAATATCGTCCTGTTCGGAGGGAAGAACGCGGGATGTTCATTCTTCATCACTTTTAATTGATGTATATGCTCTCTTTTCTGACGTTAGTCTCCGACGGCAGGCTTCAATGACCCAGGCTGAGAAATTCCCGGCCCCTTTTTGCTCAAGAGCGATGTTAATTTGTTCAATCATTTGGTTAGGAAAGCGGATGTTGCGGGTTGTTGTTCTGCGGGTTCTGTTCTTCGTTGACATGAGGTTGCCCCGTATTCAGTGTCGCTGATTTGTATTGTCTGAAGTTGTTTTTACGTTAAGTTGATGCAGATCAATTAATACGATACCTGCGTCATAATTGATTATTTGACGTGGTTTGATGGCGTAGATGCACGTTGTGACATGTAGATGATAATTATTATCATTTTGCGGGTCCTTTCCGGCGATCCGACAGGTTACGGGGCGGCGACCTCGCGGGTTTTCGCTATTTATGAAAATTTTCCGGTTTAAGGCGTTTCCGTTCTTCTTCGTCATAACTTAATGTTTTTATTTAAAATACCCTCTGAAAAGAAAGGAAACGACAGGTGCTGAAAGCGAGCTTTTTGGCCTCTGTCGTTTCCTTTCTCTGTTTTTGTCCGTGGAATGAACAATGGAAGTCAACAAAAAGCAGCTGGCTGACATTTTCGGTGCGAGTATCCGTACCATTCAGAACTGGCAGGAACAGGGAATGCCCGTTCTGCGAGGCGGTGGCAAGGGTAATGAGGTGCTTTATGACTCTGCCGCCGTCATAAAA